CTTAGGCCCCCGTTAAAAGGAAAAGCCATGATCGAAAAAGTCCTAGACGGAATCAAGAAATCCATTCAGGAGCAACGGAGGGTCACGATTGACATCTCTGAAGCCTCGGCACTTACTGGTTCTGGCGCCGGCAAAGGTGGTCGGACGACTTTCGATGATGCTTTTGCAGCGGCTCGGTATGTCAATCCTTTTCGGATGGCATACCGGCCCCTTCCAATTGTGGGCTCAGATGCCTTGTTTGCCGCTAAGGTAGGCAATGCGCTGAGTTCAACCCCTTGGGGCTATACCCCAGGCTCCAATGCTGGTAGTCCTAATGTGGATACCAGTATTTGGCAACTTCCTGTCCGGTCTGTGTCGGCCACCCTCCCTATCCGGTCTGCTGTGTTGAGCGATGTGAACGCTCTGGAAGCGGCTTTGGTTGAAGACCTGATGATGGAGTGGAGTCAGGTAGAGGCCGCGTCGATGGCGGTCAACAACGACCAAGCAGGATCGACCACAACGGCCACAGGAGCCACTGCTGGGCTACGAGGCTTGGATATGTATACCAGTGCCGCTACGGCGGCGTTTGGAACGTCTGGAACGGCTATCACGAACGGCATCCACTCCCTTTCGACCCAGGCTCAGACTGCTGGTGGTGTGGTGTATAACGACATCGCGGCCCTGACGACTCGCCTGCCAGGACAGTACTGGGCTATGCCTGGGACTGCTTGGCACATCCGGCCTTCGATGATCGAGTCTCTGCGCGAGATGAAAGACTTGCAGGGTCTTCCTGTCCTGCTGGAGGTAGGTGAAGATGACGGTGGCGCTGTTGGTCGGATTTTTGGCTGGCCTGTTATTCCTAATCCTTACCTGTCAGCCGCATTCCCGATTTACCTAGCCAACTGGCCGAGGTTCCTGTGTATTGGCGACTCCAACGAGTTCTCAGTGCAGATGATGGAACAAAGCGCCCCAGGCTTCATTACGATGTACGCGGAGAAAAAGGTTGTCTCCACGGTGCGTGATCCGTTTGCTGGCGTTCGGATGAGTGCGTAATGGAAGAGTACCAAACTGGCGGGAATCGCAATCCGTTCAACTATCAAAAGGTTGAGCAGATTGGTCGAGATGTCTCGACCACTTGGATTCCTTTGACCACTGTTGCTGACCAACTTAACCTGTACGGTGATACGTCCCAGGACGATCTTCTGTACGGGCTGGAGTTGGCATCGCGGATGGTCATTGAGGATTACATCGGTCAGTCGATGTTTCCTTGCCAGTATCGGGTGTACTACAACGCAGGAAGTCTCTCGGGGACTCCGCTGACGCTTGATCTGCCCGAGGTGTCGCAGTCTGTTACCGTGGATGCGGTGAAGTATTGGGATTCCTCAAACACGCTCACAACGGTTGCTATAAATCAGTATTACTATGATGATTCGGGTAACAAGGTAGTTGTTGAAAGCCTGCCAACCGATCTGAATACCGCAAGGACTAGCCCGGTCTACTGCGAGTACACGGTGGCCGCAAGTCACTTAGCGGACTATCCTGTTGTGCAGCAGGCAAGTCTTCTGATGCTAATGCACCTGTACAACAACAGGTCGAATACTACCGAGAAGATCGTGCGAGAGATTCCATTTGGGGTCTCTTCTTTGCTTAGGCCCTACAAATCGCTTGTACTTTAATGACTATCGTTCGTTTTGAAACCATCAGTATCAATACGCTTTCCTTCACCAAGTCGGCATTTGGTGAGCAAGGCGTAACGCAGACGCTATGGTTCAAAACCCGAGCAAAGATTCACGAAGTCAACAGCGCAATCAAGATTTCAGACAAGTATCGTGATTATCACGACATCACTGAGTTTGAGATTAACTATTCCCCAAACGCCAGAACCATCGTTGAAGACCCTGGTAACTATTCCATCACCTACGACGGTGACTCTTGGCGGATTGAAGACGCAAAGTCAGACAACAGCAGGCAGCATGTCCGGTTGATGTGCTTCCGCAATGATCCTCAAACGGCAGTCTGATGGCATCGCAAAAGAACCCCGTTGACTACGCTAAGGCGATTCAGGCTCACCTGACTAGCATCGTCACGCCGGTTCCTGTCTATTCTGCCTTCAACCGTAACTTTGCCTTAGAGCCCAAGTTCCTCACTTGGCAGCTTAGGAACGTCCACCAAGAAGTTTATACGGGCGGAAATCAAGCAAACAAAGGTATTGATCGACCTGTATTCCAAATCTCTATTTTCACTCAGGGAATGGAAGACGGTTTCACAATCAGTAACCAGATACTACAATCTTTGCATGGCTACACCGGGATTTTCGGTGGGCCGACATATGGGTTTTGGATTGCCAAGGCGGATGTGTTTTGGCTCTACAATTCATATGACGACAAGGAAAAGATGGCCCAGGTGTTTCTGGACTGCACACTAGACATCCCAACTTGAAAGGAAAATCATGGCCCTGCCAAATAAAGTTCTGCCTGGGTTTAGTGTGGCAATGTACGCACAACCTGGGGCCACCCCGACTCCGTTGACCACTGCCCAGCTTGCCCTTGTTGCAAGCGTCAGCCCTCTGGCTGTGTCTGGTAACTTGATGAACGTCGAGGCGGTGCCTGCGTTTGGTCAAGACGATGCTGTGGCGAACTACTCGGTTGCTGGTGCGCGTCAGTCCGACAAGGTGCCTGTCCAGAGTGCCCCGACCTCGCTCACGATCACTGCCGCGTGGAATCCGACTGACTCGGTTCTGCTGCTGCTTCGTGCTGATGCCTACAACGGCACGATTGACCGCACGTTCGTGATCTCTGCTACTGAAGGCGCAAACATCGTGTATTACGCCTTCAATGGCCGCGTATCTCAGTGGCAGATCGACGCTCAACCCGGTGCTGAAGCCAAGGCTGTTTTCACGATTCACCCCCGTGGAAACCAGTATGGTTGGTCTAACAACGCTTGAGGTGAATCATGGCACTACCAAATAAGGTTCTTCCTGGGTTTACTGCGACTTTGTGGGCTCAAAGCGCGGCAACTCCTACCACGCTGTCAACGGCCAATCTTGCGGTTTGGACTGCTCAGGTGGCAACGATTGTGGGTACGACTGCTGGCGGCACTGGCGCTGCTGGTATGGCTATTCCTGTGGAGGCTATCCCGGCTTTTGGTCAGGATGACGCAGTAGTCAATTATTCGGTTGCTGGCGCTCGGCAATCGGACAAGATTCCTGCACAAGCAGCACCTACTAGCCTGACCATCACGGCAGCTTGGAACCCGGCTGACACGGCGCTGATCCAGATTCGTACTGATGCCTATTCTGGGACCGTGGATCGCACCTATGTGATCGCGGCTTATGACGGCACCAACACCGTTGCTTACGCTTTCAACGGTCGGGCGGCGCAGTGGCAGATTGATGCCCAACCTGGGGCAGAGGCTAAGGCTACGTTCACGATCCATCCCCGCGGTGGTCAGTACGGATGGAGCAACTCCTAATGGATGAGATCATCGCTCAGATGGTCAAGTACAAGGGTGACCTCCGGGCATTTGCTCGGGGGTTCCATGTAGACCAAGAGGAAGTCGAGGCTGCTTTGGAAGAAGCGGAGCCCGACACTGCGGAATACATCTGCCTGCAACTGCTCAAGAAATGACCACAATACAAAACACGAATGATCTGCTTGGGTTCTTAATTGCCCAAGCAGAGACAAGAAAGGATTGGTTTGGTTTCACTCAGCAAAGGCTTACTGCGGTGAGCCTTGCCCATGAGATCGCCAAGAACCACGCCAATACGATGAGCCCCGAGGAAGTGGTGGACTTCGCGGTTCGTGTCAACGATTCCATCTATCAACACATCATAAAGCCAAGATAATATGAAGCTCTCCCAAGCCTTCGGGGATACGTCATCCCTTCGCATCAAGTCGTTTGTCCTGGCGGGCAAAACCTTCAAGGTTCGTGTTCCTTTGTCCAAAGAGATGGAGGACATGCAAGCAAGGATTGAAATAGTTGATGAGTCCAAGTTCCAAACCCGCTATGAGAAGGCCGTAAAGGGCCTACAAGGCGAGGAAAAGGACGGGGACGTATATGTGGATGGTCGGTCCACAAAAGAGCTTATACGCACCGCTATGCAGGTCGAGAACCGCATTGTTGAGATGTTCCGGCTCTTGGTTCCTATTGAAGGGAATCTTGATGATCTGACCTATGAGCAGATTGAAGAGGAAATGCCCTTCACTGTTCAACTGGAGATGATCAAGGGCATCCAAGAGGCTATCCAGCCTTCCTACGGGGACTCCCGAAAAAACTCTTAAGGGACACTTACTCACAAGCTCGGGCGTATGTCTGGGCTCACGGTGGGTGTCCTGACAACATCCCAGCAGACGACATGCGGAACATTGAGATCATGCTGCATGACGGTTATCTGGGGAACAAG